ATGGCTCAGAGGTTGGCGAAGATTGAACTTCTCAAGGCTCGACAACAGATCAGTCTTGTTTTGCCTCTGAAGTTGATTGGACTCAAGGCAAACGTGGGTGACGTGATTTATGTGAGAAACACTCGGCTTGGATGGGTTGATAAAACCTTCGAGGTTGTCTCGTCTACTGTTGTTTTTGACAATGACGCCATCGGTGTTGATTTGGAATTGAGAGAGACAAACGCAGATATTTATTACTGGAGCACCAGTGAAGAATCTTCCTATGATGCCTCGCCCAATACAAGCCTTCCGAATCCGTTTACTGTTGGGTCGGCTACTAACTTTGCCTGGACACAAGACAAATTCTTTATCAACGGTTTAGGGTCACTTTCTTGGACTGCGCCGACTGATTCTTTGATTGCTTTTTATAAGCTAAGAATTGTCTCAAATGAATATGTTTCTTTCGGTCCTAAAACAGACGCTCAGATCGTTGATATTGATCGAGAAACCGCAGTTTATGGAACTTCCTACACAATCACCGACTTGCCTTCGGGATATTACACTGCTTACCTGACATCGGTGAATCAATTAGGTGTCTCTGGAACTGCTGTAAGCCTCGCGGTTTATATCCCACCACCTCCGATGATTCCGAGGGTGTCTGGTCTTGAACTTGATCTCGGATTAAATGGAGAGGCACATTCTCTTGAGTTCACCGGAAAAGATGTCAAACTGAAGTGGCGTCATGCTGCTATCAACTCGTCATTTGAGATCAACGATGAGGAGCCGTATGGCGCTGATTCTGGGTTTCCTGATTGGTATCTCAAAGACTACCAAGTTGAAGTTTATAACTCCAGCGATGAGTTGTTAAGGCAAGAATTCACTCAGGACAACTCTTATATTTATTCTCTTGAAAAGAACCTAGAGGATGCAAAAAAACAAGGCGATTCTGTCTATCGCACGTTAAAATTCAAGGTGTACGCTAGAGGGCGTCAAAACCAACTTTCTGACCAAGCGGCTATCCTATGAGTGTCACTAATCCAGCACCAGTACAGATCGCCAGCGGAGAGTGGGACGTTGAGCCTGGAATCAATAAATTCACAGTCTCAATTCCTACCCGTCCTGATGACAATGACTTGGCTGGAATCATTGTTTTAGCCAAAGAGGGAACTGGTCAAACCTTAGCGTATCCTGACGATGTTTTTTATCGAGGTCCGTGGTCTGACCTGATAGTCGTAGACACGGATGACGATAATCAAGCTCTGCTACCGAATCAGGCTTATACAGTGGCTGTGGCTGCTTACGATGAGTTTGGGACGGATTCTCTTAACTTCAGCACCACAAAGAACGTCACGACTGCCAGGGTTGTCACTGCTGACATTGTTGACAATGCTGTTTCAATCGTCAGTAGAAGCAACGCCTCGGATTTCAATAACACGAATCCTACCTTCACTTTTACTTACGACATGCCAGAAGATGGTGTCGTGACGTTTATCGCTGTGGTCATCCCTCAAGGGGATGCGAGCACTACCTCTAACTTTCTTGTCGAGTTTTATGCCGATGGCTCTGGGACTCGGTTTGATTTCCTGAGCAATGATGGATATATCGCGCCAGCAGTTAAGACTTACACAAATGTCGGCACAAGGGCAAAGGGTATAGGTTACTCGATAGCTGTTGAATGTACCCTGACCAACATGACTGTAAATTCAAGCGGTCAGCGTGGTGCGCGAGTGGACATGATTTTTATCAGGCGCTTCAAATGAAGTTCACGACCTACATTAAAAACAAACCAACTGGAACACATGAATGCCCAGATTGGGAGGTTAACACTGTCTCTCAAGGGCAGAGTTATGTTGAAGGTCACGCCTTAGAGAATCAATATATTCTGAATGGGCGATTTGTTGATTTTCCTGCAAGACCATCACTTAGTCACATTTGGGATTGGGACAGTCTTTCATGGAAAGTTAACCAAGAACTTGCAGAGAATCTTGCTCTGCAAAAAAGAAAAGAGTTATTGTCTGAATCTGACTGGACTCAATTATCGGATGTCTCAGTTAACAAGACTCTTTGGGCTGAATATCGTCAAAGCCTTCGAGACATCACAAAACAATCAGGCTATCCTTTTGAGATAATTTGGCCTGAAAAACCGAGGTAATCATGGCTCAATACAAAACTGGAACTGTCTCCGTTACTAACGGCTCGGCAACTGTCACAGGGTCTGGCACTTCGTGGAGTGGCGAGATTGCAGCGGGTGATCTTTTCACAATCGTTGGAGACAACGCATGGTATGAGGTTGCCTCTGTTGGATCGAATACCTCACTCACTCTTTCTGCGAACTACGCTGGAACAACTGGCTCGGGTAAGTCTTATGCGATTTCCCGTGATTTCACGACTCGCTTGGCTTTGCCTTATCCGCAAAAAGGTGACATTGAGACTGCCTCGATTATTAAGAGGGCTTTCGAGCAGATCGACACAGAAACGAACATCGCAACGGCTAATTATTCTGCGACATCAGCTCCCACGGCTAACGATGATTCAGGAGATGGGTATTCGATTGGATCGTGGTGGGTTAACGTCACATCGGATGAGGCTTATCTGTGTGTGGATGCGACTGTTGGCGCTGCTGTTTGGACGAAGATCAGCGTAGACGTTCCCAGTGAGATTGTTGCTTTGTTGGCTGGTCAAAGCGTGAGCATGGCGTCTCTTACGCTCTCCGGCGGCACTGCTAACGGTGTACTGTACTTAAACGGCTCTAAAGTTGCTACCAGTGGGTCTGCGCTGACTTTTGATGGTACGAGTTTTAGCGTTGGAGAGACTTCCGCTGGTAAAAACATAAAGTTGTATTCTTCGTCTGCTGGTAACAACGGGCTTTTACGTTTCTATGACACAGGAAACACTGAGCGATACCAACTTGCAGTCGCCACAAGTTTGGTGAGCAACTACGCACCGGCAAGCACCAATTACGTTTGGTATATTGATTCCGAAGCCATGCGCCTGACCAGCACTGGTTTGGGTATTGGGACAAGTTCGCCTGGGGCAAAACTTGCTGTTGTTGGTAGCGGCGGCACATTTGCAAGCACTATTTATGGCACTTCAACATCAGCAGACATGGGACTGTCGCTGTATTCTGAGAACAATAGCGGGACGCCTTCAGTTCGCTTTCTGAATGGTCTGAATAGTCATCGCATTTGGCTTTCTGGAGATGGCTCTGGCGACTTAAATTTTGGCTCAGGGTGGAGTACTACAACTCCGCTTTTGAAACTCACAGGCTCCGGCAACCTGGGGCTGGGAGTCCAACCGAGTGCTTGGAGTGGTAACTTCAAAGCCCTGCAAATTAACTACATGGGCATTGCAGCTAGTGGCGCTGGTTCTGGCGATGGGTCTATTTCGTGGAACGCCTACAACAATGGGACAAACTGGCTTTACGGATACACAGGAGGCGTAGCTACCCGTTATCGCCAAAACGAATCAGGCCACGCTTGGTTCACCGCAGCATCCGGCACAGCAGGTAACGCCATAACGTTCACCCAAGCAATGACGCTTGATGCTAGTGGCAACCTGTTAGTGGGGAAAACAAGCACAGATACTGGGGTTGCTGGTTCCGCTTTGATGGCAAGTGCAAGTTCAGGGTTTCAAGCATCTTTTACGGCTGATGACAACCGAGTTCTAATTTGCAATCGTTTGACCAGCGATGGGACAAACATAGATTTTCGCAGAAGCGGTACTACGGTCGGCACTATTTCTGTAACGACTTCTGCAACTGCATACAACACCTCTTCTGACTACCGACTCAAAGACAATCCTCAACCTTTGATTGGTTCAGGCGCATTTATTGACGCACTCAAGCCTAAGACTTGGAACTGGAAAGCCGATGGTTCTAAAGGTGTTGGTTTCATTGCTCACGAAGTGCAGGAAGTTTCTCCTGGCTCCGTGGTTGGTCAGAAAGACGCTGTTGATGAAGACGGCAAACCAATCATGCAAGCAATGGAATACGGTTCTGCTGAGTTCATTGCGAACATCATTGCAGAACTACAATCCCTCCGCGCCCGTGTGGCAGCTCTCGAATCTTGAAAGGAAACATCATGTCTATCACCTGGAAAATCTCTCAACTGGATCGCCAAACCTCTGACGGTTTTATCACCTGCGCACACTGGAGTGCCTCCGCTGTGGATGGTGAGTATTCTGCCTCTATTTACTCTACTTGCTCTTGGACGGGTACTCCTAGCACTCCCTACGCTCAAGTGACGGAGCAAGAGGTTCTGGGCTGGTGCTGGGCATCGGGTGTGGATAAAGAAGCCACTGAAACTGCTCTGGCTGCTCAGATCAATCTCCAGAAGAATCCTGTAACTGCTCAAGGTGTGCCGTGGTAAGTAACGTGGAAGCTCGTTTAGACACGCATGAGCAAGTCTGTACGCATCGCTACGAACAGATCAATGCTCGTTTGAAGCGTATTGAGAACATCATGATTAAGGTCGCAGGGGCTATGCTCTGCGGCATGGCTGGTGTCATTTGGGCGTCAATCTCTAAGGTTTGAAGTGATTGGACCCTATCACTTTAATGATGATGGCGTCCAGCGCAGTGAGTGCCGTAAAGCGCGGCTGTCAACTTTACAAGGACATAAAGAGCGCAGCGGGTGATGTGTCATCAGTCCTTAAAGACATTGACAAACAATTCGCCGGAAGGAAAGTCTCCAAGGAGCAAGCTGAAAAGATCGCAGAGAAAAAAGCAGAATTTAAGGAAGCGGCTACAACCGACCCGAATGATGTGATCTCTCGAATTGGAAATCAGTTAGGAGACTTCTTTGACGCTTTTGACAAGATCGAGCAACTTTTCTATGAAGAAGAAAAACAAGCTCATCAGGTCTACGAAGGAGAGGATTCAGTCAGTAAAAGAGCGCTTCAGAGGGTTTTGATTCGTTCTCGACTACAAATGATGGAGACTGAAATGCGAGAGATTATGATTTATCAATCGCCTCCAGAGTTGAAAGATTTGTGGTCAAGATTTGAAGTGATGAGAGCGCAGATCGGTCAGGAACAAAAAAGAGCCTGGGAGAAACTGAGGATCGAAAGACAAAAAGAAGCCGCTGAACAAAAGAAAGAGCGAGACTTTTACTGGGGAATTGGAGCATGGCTGATTTGCGGAACAATCGTGTGGCTGTACCTAATGCTCCTCCTTTGGGCAATCGCTCGACACAGAGAAGGCTCGCTCTCGCTATGGTGGGCAACGTGATTCTCATGTTTATTCTGGTGATGTTTTTGACCTTTGGAGGGTTTCTTTTCATGGACTACAAAACAGAGGAAGCCAGAGCAAAGAAGATGGACAAGAGAGTGATTGAGTTAAGAAAACAGTTTGAGCAAGGCTGCGAAAAATGAGGTGGTTACTTATTCTTCTTTTGTTGTCTGGATGTAAAGATTCTTACAGATATCGTTGTCAAGACCCTAATCACTTCCAAGACGCAGAATGTCAACGCCCTAAGTGTCTGTTTACTCAACAGTGCTCCGATTACTTGGTAGCGCCTATTTTGGAGAAACAAGTTGTTCAACAGCAAACTCAACCGACTACTGACAAGTGAGGAAATCGAGGTCCGTGTTTGGGCTATCGTTGTCATCATTGTCACAGTGATTCTCGCCGGTATCGTTGGATTCATGCTTTACTCGGTGACGTTCGTAACTCAACCGATCAAGAGCATGGCTCCTATTGACCAGGCTTACACCAAGATGCTGAACGACATTGTTCTTCTGATTGTTGGTGGTATTGGTGGCGTCATGACTCGCAAAGGCGTCCAAGCGGTGAGTGATAAGCTCTCAACAACTGTAAACTCATCGCAACCGACTGTAAACTTATCGCAACCGACTGTAAACACACCAGCTCCCGCACCAGTTAACACACCAGTTAACACACCAGGTTTCAACTGGATGGGATTTCAGAATCCAGCCTTGGATGAGGAATGGCGACCGCCTCCACCCCCAACGACTCCACCTGATTACGTCGATCCTGCCAAAGAAGAAATTGCGGTTGAAAGAGCCGCTGCAAGGTCTGAAACATGAAACCAAACCCTTGGCTTATCCTAGCGGTTTTAATCGCTCTGGGGGCGTTTTATGGCTACGGACACCATAAGGGATGGACACAGCGCGATCAGGAAATGCAAATTGAGATAGCCAAGAAAAATGCCGAGTCGCGTGAGAAAGAACAAAAGCTCACAGAAAAGATTAACCAAACCTCAACCCAACTCCAAGAGGCTAACAATGTTGTCAATCAAAAACAGTCTGCTCTTGATCGTGCTATCCGTGCTGGCAGGGTGCGCCTCCCCACCCCAAGTTGTGTATCAACCCCCCAAAGTCCCACACCTTCCGCCGGAGATCGGAACGAAAAGAGAAGTGAACCTGACCCAACGCCTAACGGACCTACTGATGCCGACCGAGAAACCCTCGCAGCCATCGCAGAAATAGTCGCTCAAGGTGATAGGAACACTGCTCAATTAAATGCCTGTATAGATTCTTACAATCAAGTTCTTGAGGTTTTGAATGGTAAACGCTAATCAATTACAAAGACTCAAAATCGGTTCTGAATGGGTTGATCCTTTGAATGAGACATTCGAGCGTTTTGG